TTAGGCCGTAATCATCTTGCGGAGATACTTGCTTGCGTCTTCTTCGATTTCTACCCGGCGGTCTGCATCGAAGAATTGAGCCGAGCGGGTCATGGATTGAACGATACCGAATACCGTATTGGACGCATCCTCCATAAAGGATTCTTTCATCTTCTCGGTAAGGGCTTCGCTGTACTTGAGGGATTTAGCGATTTCGTCAATGGTTGCGAATGGGTCTGGGATTTCAAACTCTTTAGAAGCAATCAACGTATCCATCATTTGCTTACCAAGCTTGAGTCCGCCGCCGATTGCTTCCGCTACCCGGCTGTACATTTCCTGCGGCCGGAGTCCGACATGACGCTGTTGGAACATATCTTCTTGCCGCCATCCCATAAGGCCATTGGTGCATACGAGCCGCCATACCATAGGCGTAATACGGATGGACCGTTTACCGACTTCGGAGTTCGTGATGTGTAGACCGATCTTATGGATGTCCGGCTGGCCGTACTTGTTTACGCCGATAGCCGTGGTCAAATCCTCGAAGGTAAGACGCAAGTGGAAGCCCGTTTCGTCACGGTAGAACCAGTTGACCGTATACGAACCGTCTTTAATGCCTATAATCTTGTTAATGATCTCTAAGATTTCGTGGTCATCGAATGGGGAGTACTTTTCCGTCATGATGCCGCGAACTAATCCACCCTTACGGATATCGTTGGTGTCGATCTGACGAACCCGGAACATCCAGTCCGAAGTACTCTCGTCCGTCATATTGCGGAGCCAGTAGTTAACGTTGACCGCTTGAAGCTCCGGCGGACAGTTGCGAAGGTATCTAACCGGGATTGCAGTACGGGAGGCCAGTTGACCTAAAGACCAGTCATTCATTTCAAAACCGAGGGAGTTCTGGGTATCCATGCCGGGAAGATATATGCGGCCGTTCCCGCCCATTTTCACTTCGTATGGGTCAAAGATGTGGTCTTTCTTATTCTCTGAATCCTTAAGAACTTCGTTAAAGATGTCGCCCAAGCTAGGGCCTTTAGGCTTATCGGCTCCAATCCGAATACCCGCTGTGTTTGCTACTGCGATGGCCTGATTAAGTACGCCTTCGGCAGTATTTCCGCCAAATCTTCCAATAATAACGTTACTCATTTGAACACTCTCCTTTTTATGTAGGCCGCCCGGTTGGGTTTGACCTGTTATATGTAGTATAACCCGGCCCGGGTATCGAGTAAACCCTGTAGATAGTGGGCCGGGAAACTTTGTTTAGCTATTAAAAATGGATTCATTAACCGCTAAGCAAACGGTATTTCCATTTTCTCGGGCGATGATCTGAATAACCCGATACTTACCAACCACTTCAACATTCGGTTTGGCTCTTAATATGTTACCAACTTCGATGACTCCTAAAGAGTCCTCTTGCTTCAGGACAACAGGGTAATATAATTCTGCCAGTGGATACGGTCGCATTATTTTTTCTCCACATTCTCAGGTTTGAAATAATCAACTACCATATGAACTCCGAGAGGGGCGGCGCAATTATGTTTCACGCCCGCCCGTTTCCCGGATTTCGACATTCCGAAGAACGTTGCTTCATGTAACTTCTTTCCTTTGACTATTACGGATTCGCCAATTTTCATCAGAACAACTCCACCAGTTCCATGAGAACGGCATCTTTAGAATCCCAAAAACCGTCCAACACTTCACGAGATTTATTTTTGAACTTCGTGACTTCCTTCGCCAGCGGTTCAAGATTCTTCATCATGAGCCGGAGGTCATTCATATTGAGCTTACCATCGTCCCATTTGTCTACCCTAAAAGAAGGAAGCTCAAGGGATTTGCGGTCAATGTAGATACGGTCGGACTCTTGATCGTAGTGGAACTTAACGATTTTGTTCTCCGCCCCGACCAGTCGATTATTACGGTAGTGTTCGATCTTGCAAGTGATGTCACAGATTCGGAACATCCCCGGCGATTGGAACATTTCTTCTATCCGTTCCAGTAACCACAAGACACGTTGCTCTTTAGGGTTCTGCGCTCCGATATTGGTGAAATCGTATTTCTTATATACATTGGATTCGACATCCTTAAAGTGCAGGATATCTAGATGCCTAAAGGCCGCTTCGTACATTTTGTTCTTAGCGGTAAGAACCGTAAAGCCGAAGCTTTTCAATTCGGTAATAACAGGGTCAAAGTCATCCACTTCTACAGCCGAAGCCCATACCACCTTGAACTTTGCTTTCAGGCCATTGAGTTTCTTAAGGAACTTTTCGTGGTTTTTCTGCCGCTCCTTCTGTTTCTTCTTAAGAAGCTTCTCCGTTTCTCTATGGCTTCTTTCGTAACGCGGGTCCGCCGTTCCAATAGCTGCTTGATCGCCACCATCGATTCGGAGATTTTCCCCGCCCCATACTTCGGTAGACCCGGAGTAATGTTTTTCATGACGTTCACCCATCCCGGCCGCCTCAAGTATTTGATGGTCCGCGCGCGGTTGGAATTGCTCGTCTTTAAGTTTCGTCCATTCCAATGACTCTACATCCATTTCGAGGAATGGTATGTAGTCATCTACTTCAAGATATTCCGTGATACGCTCGGCATAGTCCCGGGTAGCTAAAGCCTGATTATGTTCTAGGAAGCCGGAGTATAACTGCTTAGTGAGTTCTTGAATTTTATCTGAAAGGACAGAACGCTTGGCATCGTAAATAATCTCCCGGCGGTCGGGAGTCTTTAGGTTAACGGCTCCCGGCTTGAGCATGATATTTCCAATCACGCCCGGTTTCCAAATGCCGCATACATAACGGTTCTCGTAGTACACTTGGAGGTCTTGCCATCCAGTATTCGTTACCCCTAAAGTCCCGGAGAATAATTCGTTGTCTACCGTAATCTTATATGGGGTCTTACCGATGTCCGAGAAGTCTTTCTTCTTAACTTCTTTGGTGTTGATGAAAGTCGGGTAAGGAAGCATGGAACCCATAGCTTCGGTAAATTTAAGAAGCTTATCGTGATGATCTTCGACCTTCGGCCCCACCAATGTAACACCAAAGCCATCGTAAAAAGTATCTGAATTAAGAACGGGAACTATATAATCGGCTTCGTCCATCATACGGTTAACGTCAATATCCACCGCCCAGTTATGGGACTGGATAATCACTCTGTCCGCCAAAAGGAATACGGAGCTAAAGCCTTCCCCGAAGCCAATACCGAAACCGGAAACGTCCAGTTCCAAAACCATCTGCGGGTCATCACACCCAGTACCGTTATCTGATATCCGAACCGTATCCCGGCGGGCATCCGGGAAAGTAATTGAAATACATCCCGCTTCTGCACTTTCCAGCTTGCCGGATTTCACCGCCGCGTCAAGTGCCCGTTGTGCGTTCTGCATCAATTCCCCAATAACCGAGTCGGCGGAATTAAAAACCACTCCGTCTCTGATCTTCTTCAATCTGCCGCCGATATTGCTTTTAACTTCAACCGTTTGTGTCATCTAAGTGGTTCGCCCCTTCCATATATTCTTCGTAACTGATTTGAACCATTTCAGCTTCATAACCTTCCATACGAACGGCGTGTAAAGCCCGGTTTCTAAAGGCGATACATTCTTTAGTTTTTTGACCAAAGATAATAAAATTCGGGTCGTATATGACAGTGTGCATCAAGTAAGCCGTTTTACCATTTGAAACGTCCAACCGGAAATAAACTGTTTCTTCATCCATTGTCCTGCCCTCCTTTAACCTGATATAAGTATTATAACCCGGGCGGGGTTACGGTAGTGAAGCTTTTTGATGGAAAGAAGGAACGTTTATTTACGCTCATTCTCCCGCCGATTTTCTTCATCTACTCCGATGTTTGGCCGGGTAGACTCTTTAGGGGGAGTCTCCCTATAACCATAACTACCGTAATCCCTGCGGAGTTCTTCATCCATCCCGATGTTTGGGTTCTCAGGTTCTATGTTCGGCATTCGTTTAACCTCCCTCCCGGCCGTTCCTCCGGCCCTTGATAAAAGAATACCCCACCCGGGGTAACTAGGGTGAGGTTATTTTTCAACTTTGTAATTCGTAATTGTTTCCAGAAGCAAGGTCTTCACTTTCTCCCGCTCGGCGGCCGACATCTTTTCGAGGTCAATTGTGGCCCCTCTGCCAACACCATTCGGTGAGCCTTGAACTCTCGGGTAGACTTGAATCTTTCCGTTTTTCCTAAAGACCTTTAGCACAGTCTTACCGACAGCCATCACTTCCGGCGTTTCGGTTTCCCAGTAGCGGGCGGTGTTCCGAAGTGCATAAGTCCGATTCATGAGTATTCCTCCCTTTGTATTAATAGGAAGGTTCAAAAATTTTGGGTTCCATGGTATACTTCTTATAACACTTGTATATAGTATTAGTACAAGGTTCCGTATTTTCCTTGAAGCCCATTTGTTTCTTGAACTCTCCTATAGATTTTCCTGTTGCCCTCCTTCAAGTGAAGGAGGGTTTTGTTTTGCCTATATATAGGAAGTGCGATGTTAAGCCGTTGCCGGAGTCCCGGCCAAAGCATCGGCCGCCTGTTGCGCTTCCGCCTCCGCCGCACGTTCCTCCTCCATTTCCTTCATGATCTCGAAGTATCCCTCTAACTGCGGTAGGATTTGGTTTTCGATATCGTGAAGTTTGAGGTCCGGCACTTGGACGTTCTCGTAATCCCCAATCTTAATAATCGCCCGGCCGGGAATCGGTGGAATGTGACAGGCCACATCCGAGTCAAATATAGTCTCGGAGTTCTCACGCTTGGTCATCCTAAAGCCGATCTTAACGGGTAGGTTTCCTTTGATCTGTTTAGGGACGGATTCGGCATCGGGTATTTGGGTGCAAAGTATAAGGTGTATCCCCGCGCTCCGGCCCTTACGCGCAAGGGTACCCCACATGGCGAAGAAATCGTTACGTGTTTTCGTATCTTGGATGGCGGCGAAGTCTCCGATTTCATCCGCGATGACGATGATGTGAGGCATATTCCCGCCGCGTCCGCGAAACTCTTTAATGTTTCGGACTCCAGCTGCTCGAAAAGTTGCATTTCTATCTGCGATGGAAGATACAAGACTTCTAAGGAGGTCCTTGCAATCATCCAAGTTGTCGATAACACGGAGTTCGTCACCGCTTTTACTGCGGGTAGATTGGACATGAGGTAAGTCGTGATATGGGGCAAATTCAACACCATCCTTCAAATCGATTAAATAGTATTGTAAATCCCAAGGGGTATACGCACAGGCCGAACCGCATATCATGACATTAAGGAGAGTGCTTTTCCCGCCGCCCGTTAACCCTCCAATAAGGATGTGCGGCGTAGTGGGGTGAGTGAGGTCGAGAATCCGAAGCCCGCCCCTACTCTCCCCAACTAATACCGCGCACTCATATTCCTTGAGTGCTTCAATCATAGATTGATTAAAATATACATAGTTCGGAAGCGGTTTAGAATGGCATTCAATTATGGCTAAACCGCCTTCCGCCCACATCTTTACTTCACAATCGAACTTATCTTCGATGGCCGGAATACATGATTTGAAATTCTCAATCGATTGGCCTGTAGGAATGGTCAGTTTATACACATGGACATCCTTTTTGGGTGTCTTTTCTTCTACCACCGGACTCCATCGCATATCCGCAGGATATACGCCCCTTTCCTTCAAGACCTGAACGATGCCGGGCGGGGTCGTTTTCAGCTTATAAATTCCATAAGCGGAACCCCCGATCATCGTAGCCCCGGCAATATCAATAGCCGCTTTAATAAACATCTTTCCGGCCAACGCCATTCCTGTCGCTATTACCGACATAACGAGTGATACCACCCTCCATTAAATTTGAGACAAAACTCACAGGCCCAAGTGGGAACCGAAAGTTTCTAGTGCGCTGAACAGTTGGTCGATCATCGGAATCGCCACCATGACTCCTACGGCGACTAAAGCCACATCGACTACTGTTGCTAAAGCCTGTGCCCCGATCACGCGAAGTATCAAAGAAAGTCCTCCGCCGACAACTCCAATCCCCGCTATATAATACATGCTTCCAATTGTCGCCGTAATCATCGTGTCCTCCTGTCCCATACCTTAGTAACAACTCGGTTCAGTCGGATGCGGCTTTAGGGCCGCTGTTGTTACTAAGGTATGCCTATGGGTTTATTGTGGTGCTTTGATAAAACTTTCTTGTGCTTCTTGGACTTCGGCGGCTAGAAGTTCGAGGGAGAGGTTGGCTTTCCTTCTTGAAAGGTCGGAGAGATTTGGATTTACTCCTAAAGCCTTGATGTCTTCTTGTAGTTTCTTTACTGCTTTAATGGCTGAGTCGATATTCTTTTCCAGCCCCGCCGCCCGGGTCGTTTCGCTCATGGTACTCACCTTCCCTTCGGCGCAAGGTTTGAGGGGTTCCCGCTCATTACAGTTTGGGGCATCGATGTGTTCATGGTGGATTGGGGCATCGTAATGTTTGAAGGGTTGCCCGGCATAGACCCGCCCGGGCATGTTCCTTGTGGTGCACAATCCTCTGTTTTGTCCTGCCATCCCATACATTCACAACCTTTCGTGTTTTCCGTTTACCGGAACGTTATGTTATAAGTTATGGGCGGAAGCCTATTTAGGTGCGTGTCCTTTTATAAATTTTTTCAAAAGAAAAAGACACCCGTTTAGGGTGTCGTTTCAGTAATTAAATAAAAGATCATTGTGACTGTTGGAAAAAGAATAAGAATAGCAAGTAATAAAAGATCGTCTCTTAGCGCCTTCCGTTGCCAGTAATTGTACTCTCCGCTATTTGAATAAGTCGCTTGGTCATCGCCCCGCCTACGGAGCCGTTGGCGCGGGAAGTTTGATCTGCTCCTGTTTGAACTCCAAGTTCCTGTGCTACTTCTGCCTTCAATTGAGCCATAGCCTGTTGTACTTGCGGGTTTTTTGTTTTCATTAATCATACACTCTCCTTTAGTTTTTGGTTTTTGATTAGTTTAAGTTCTGCTCTCTGAGCCTTTCTTTCTAAAGCCAATTTCCGGCGGATTTCAGCTTTAGCTTTCCGCCGCTCAATACGGGAGATTAACCGGATGCCCCGGATGATCACCGGGCCGAATAACCCAACCAAGATAGCGAAGGTCCAAACAATGCCTTGAACAATGAAGTCGATGATGGTCATTTTGCCCTCCTGTAAAGTTCAGCTAAGAGTTTGTGGAATTTGTTCAACTTCTCAATAGCTTTACGATCAGCAGCCATGACATCATAAATATTTTCTTTGTCCATCTGCATTTGTTTGACCTCCTCTCCCTTACGATAGTTAGTATAACCGGAAAGGCCGGAGGGTATACTGAGAAGTTAACCCTTAAAAGGAAACGTAAAAACCCCTCTCCGGCGGATATCGGAAAGGGGTTTATCTCATCGAGCCATCTGCTTCGCGTCAGATGTATTTCCATACTGCCATATGGATGTACTTCCATTATACAACAAAAGAACCTTCGCCGTACAGCCGAAAGGCCATAGCCAAAGGTTCTCTGTTTGGAAGCCTGATTCTGTTTGCCATTCGGCGGCACCGTGGCCTTTAGTGCCCAGTACCCACGACTCCCACACCCGTTTGCTTGTGAAAGGAACGTCACTCCCCGACAAGTACGGCTGTTATTATTCTACCTTATTTTTCCGGGTATTGTCAACGACTAGCCGTAGCCCTAAAGGCCGGGCGGCGGAGGTTTTAGGTTTAGCTCCCAATCTTAACGCTTCCCGGCGGAGTTCTTCATAATACTTGGAATCAAACGTGTACATTTCATCATGGATATTGTGACATTCCGTGAAGATGTTGAATTGCATCTTCGGTTCCCTCCCGTTCTGAGTCTTACCATTATTACCATTCTTATGTCCACCCATACAGGCTTATTCCTCCTTCCCTAGAAAATTAGGGAGCATACAACCCCTTTTCCGGCCTCGGCCCGGAGGATAGCCGAACTGCGGGGTTGTATGGGTATGCCCTATGGGTTACAGTATGCACACAATTAGAAGATGGCGCATATTCTGTACCGTTTCTTTTCAAACGGCCAAAATAGAGGGATTCCTTGCTTGGTCAACATATCCCCCAATAAGTGTGAAATGTACCCAATAAAATTCCCAAGAATGAAGTAAGGATATTGGTGTAAGCTGAGAGCCGTGGCGATACCTAGCGTGGCCGTTCCTAGTATAGAATGAGTGATTGACCTGTGCCCGAAGTTCTTGTAAATTAGCCGGGGTATAATGGGTATCTTGGAACCAAGAAAAGACTTCGGGTGATCGATGTCCGGGAGTAGTGAACCTAAAGCCACCCCGCCATAATATGTCGGTAATAGTAAAATGTTCGTACTACCGATGTGACCTAAAACCTGAATCCCGCCGCCCAATAGTTGCCCGAATATCAAATGCTGTCGATAATTCATCTTTAGGCTTGACCTCCACAATGTTTTATTTATTTAATATATGTTTATTTTGTTCCTTTAGTTTCTTAAGTAGGTGAGTCCTTTAGATTCTTAAGTAGGTAAAAGAAAAGACACCCATTTGGGTGCCTCTTAAAATTAATATTCGAGTATCTTTCCCGGTTCCCCGCCGAGTTCGCCAACCGTCACGCCATCCTTATCCCACTTAAACTCCGGTAGAGGGAAGTAATCCTGACAGCCTACACAAAATGTCCGGCCGTACATCTTGGGATTCTTCGCATAAGTTTCCGCGATTGCCGTACCGATTTTAGTAGCTACCCCGCACGTATGAAGGTATGTGCGGCGGATAGGGGCTACATATTCTCCTGTAGTATTCGTAGGGTGGTTCTCGAATTGCCCATCCGGGCGGCGGCTGCCATAGTCAAAGCTCATAGTGATCGCTCCTTTTATTTGGTATGAGGCCAATCATTTACTTTCTTTGAAAATAACCTTACCTTCGAGAACTCCCATGTTACTGCTTTCTTGGAAAGTAAATGTCTCCGCCGTTTCACTTTCTCGCATCGGCCGGGTCGTGTACCAAAGGCTATCATCTTTCCAAGTAGCCTCGATAAACTTTTGACCTTTAGGAAGATCAACGGTTTGGGTTCCGCCCATCCGCCGGGTGACGGTATTACAGCCAACCAAAGAAACAATTAAGCCTAAAGCCAACAACAAATTAAGTAACCATAAACGTTTAAGTGTCATTAGTATCCTCCCCGCCCATTGAATATCTGCGGGCCGTAATCCTTTAGGAGTTTATCCCGTAGCCATGTCGGGATGTGTTGGTTGGGAGCCAAAGTCCTCCGATAAACATAATCCCGGCGGTAGCCTGTCCAGAATTTGTTCAGTTCAAAGGTAACCTTGTGAATAGGGACACGTTCCTCCGGGTCGGGGATTAAAGTTTCCGGGCCGATAGGAAGAACAGGCTGGAACGGCGGGTAGAAAACCATTTGAAGATCAAACCCGCCCTCCCGACAACGCGGGCAAGCACATAATTGACCTCTTTTGGCATCATGCTTGGTAACGTCTTTAGGTTCCCAATCCGTCATTATATGATCTTCGGAGAGGTCTTGTCCTACAAGGCGGGAGAGAAATTCCGTGAATTGCTCAGGGCTAAAGACGATAGCCTCCGCCCGGTAAGTAATACGATCATCTTCACCTATGATAGAAGGATACTCAGGCACAGAATACCGTTTCATTTCAACGAGTTTTACTTCCTCGAAGGATATTACTTCTTCCAAGTACGGGGTCATCTTCCGAGCCAAGCCTTTCTTCACGACATCCGGCGGAACGTGGCTGAATCGGCTTACCGCCTCTTGAGCCTGTAGATGGTTGTTCAAACCCATTTCCGCCAAGAGTTGTTGTACTGCTAAAGGGAGCCTTGTCATAATTCTTTGTCCTCCTATTATTTAAGTAGGCTTATTCCGCCCATAAAGATACAAAATCCAATTCCGATCAAGTATAGAGTTTTGTGTCTGGCATTACATGAAAGGCCCATAAATATAGTCAGTAGGAAACTTAGACATATCATCCAAGGTAGCATTATAGTTCCTCCTATGGGCGGTAGATAACGTAGGATGTAGGTGTTTCTCGGACAATGACCTGAGTACATTTCAGGAACCGCCCGGAACATTCGACATCGAGGTAAGATTGAATAATTTTGTGGATGTGTTCCGCCACTCGTTCTGTTGAAGGCATCATCCTGCCGAGTGTAAATTCCGGGTGACTGTTCATTACGGTATGATCGTAACGGTCGTGGATAAGTTTCTTTAGCTTCGAGAAATTAACAAGGAAACCACACTCGTCCAATTCATCGCCGCAAATAGTTAAATTGACAAAGTACGTATGGCCGTGCATGTTCTGACATTTGCCAGCGTCATTAGACGGAATAAAATGGGCGGCGGAGAAATCAAAATCGCGGTTCAACTCATACCGATATCCCTTATAAGGCGGCTGAGGAAAGAATTGTTGTAGCATAGCGAGTCCTCCTAAACGGTGTGATACCACCTATGTAAACAAGGGGCACAAATGAAACACCCCGGATTTGCCCGGGGCCAACACATGATATTTGCCGCCTCATGGGGTCGGTGGGCTACTGATGAACTGGATGAGCAGCAGGCGCACCTAGTTATCAGGAAAGTTATTTCATCGGAGCCTAAACCGATTACTTCAACTTATACCTAGTATAATACCAATAAGTGGGGCTTGTCAATCTAAGTAATGCTCGATTTCAAAACAATTTGTCCGGTCATTACCGTACTGACATGCCCAACAAAGTCCGTAATTTCACACTCATATTCATAAGTGCCGGGCTTTAGATTTGCCGTATCCGCCGGGAGTAGTTCTATAGTGAAAATCCCTTCGGCATAATCCACGACATTAATTGTGTTATCGGCGGTAGATTTAACAAGGCTGTTTTCCTTACCGTAAACACGTTTTAGAACCCATTTGATGTCTGCGCCGGAGAGGTCTAAAACCCCTTCTTCGACATCATCATTCTTAACTGCCGTTATACGGAGGATGCCGGAATCCCCGATGAAATGGTTAAAGGCTGGATGTTCAATTGACACAGGAAACCCTCCTTTCAACCGGGTATACAGGCGGCGGGAAGCCGTAAGCAAGATAGTATGGAATAGAGGCGTACCTTGGATAAATTCCACTACAGATACACCAATGAAAGATGCCTCTCCAAAGAACTCCGCCGTACCTTCTGCTGTAAAGAGGGAAACACCAGTCATATGAGCTTCGGCTAAAGCCTCTTTTGTACCATCCGCCCAGAAGATACTTGCTCCGATCATTTCCCCGGCCCCAGATTTTATAACATTCCCATCGGCCGTGAAACGAGCCACTCCAATAATATCAGCCGTATTAACGCCCTCTACGTACCCAACGGCGGAGAAAACACCCGCACCAATTATAGACTGTGGGGTACCCGTTTGGAAAACCGAAGAATCGGCGGTGGCGGTGGAAACTCCAATAGCCTCAGACTCAGCAGTTATAAGCACGGTAGGGGCGGCGGAGAATTGGGAAACGCCAACCATAGAAGCTGAACCAAGGTGTAAAACAGGCTCTTTAGGAACAATATCCCCATTCGCCGTAAAAATCCCGGTTCCAATAATGGGGTTGGCCTCCCCAATGATAGGTAGATCAATTACCGTAGCGTCCGCCGTAAAGGAAGCTACCCCCACCATAGAAGCCGTTCCGCCATTTAACTCTAAACCCGCTGTTGCCGTACTTGTTGCTACGCCTTGTGCTACACCCTCACCCTGATGTGTTATGGATGGTGAGGATACGGGTTCAATTAAAAGCACCGGGCGGAAACCCGTTGTAGTATTAGCGGTACTCGATAACCCATAGTTGAAAGTATTTGAGGCCGCATTTCCCCGGAAAACCCTATTACTTGAAGCACCCGTAGCACTCTGGATTGTGGTGGATGCCCAAGAAGCCACGCCACTCCAATTCCAAACATTATTGTCTCCAGCGGTGATGGTTCCGTTTAGAGTAGAATTAACAATGTACGTATCCCATTCGTTGTCTTTATCTGTAGAAGATACACCACCAGTAAGTAAACGAATGGTAGATAAGTTATTAGGGGCTAACGAAGCGAACATTTGGAAAGTACCGATGGAAAGAAACTCACGGCCACCGTTAGCACTAACATTAATACGGTACCGAGTATAAGCCGTTGTGTTCGCCATACTAAAGGATTTTAATTCCGTAGTACTAGCCCAAGAAGTGATATTTGTTCGTGTATCAAGTACGACCCACGTACTTCCATTCCATGCCTCTATTGTCCAATCTTTCGGGTAGAATTGGATATCTGCCTGAGCGCATTGTAAGACATATCGAGTGATGATTTGAGGAGTAGTAAACTCATACTCCAACCATCCGGTAGTTCCATTCGGTGCCCATTCTGTCGAAAGCTGTCCATCGAAAGCTTTCCATGCCACATAAGTAGCGTTTAATTCATCACTCGCTCTTACTGTACCTCTAGGAGAAGTATTAGAAGTCATGGTTGGAACAGCATTAACTAGATCGAGGAGTAATCCGCTTCCTGACGCTATACCCGCCGTATTCAATGTATCCCATGCAATTGTACTCTGGATATTTCGATCAGGGAGAAGTGCCTTTCTTCCGGCGTAGTCGGTATAGGCATGGATAAAGTAAAAATCTCCATTAGGCGCAGCGGGCGTGGTGGCAGGGATAAAGTTGGCGGTTTCTTTCCCTAAGCCGCTAAAGTTACCAACAGCGCCCGAGGTAGCAACATAGTTAGCACGAATGCGTTTACCTACTACAAGGTCTGTAGGGTCGGTAACTTCACTAGGATGAAGAAGTCTCCCTGTAGAGTCGATGTCAAGTGCGTCAAACCTAAAGTATACTGCGTTAACGGACTTACTGATCGTTACCGTATGTCTAGAGTTGCTAAGACCTGTTTTCTCGAATGTTAAAGTTTGAAGCTGATTGGGAGTACCTTGGGCACTATAATTGTAGATAGTTCCGTCAATATCAACTTGCATATTAGGGTCTTCATCGGAGTACCTTGCTTGAATGATTCTAAGCTTTGTACCGATAAAATCAAAGCGTATAGTTCCTCCCGATGTTCCAGCATAAGTCTGAGTAGAGTTGTATAAACCAGCTAACGTTTGTCGTGTCCAAACAGCCCCAGTAGGCCCACCGTATACAAAAGCTGAGTCCGTATCATCATATCTTTTCCACCCCGGTTCAGGGGCGGTTAATTGCTGTCCAACTGTAGCCATTATTTAACCGCCTCCTTATTCGAGATATTCGAGAACCGGACGAAATCCAACGGAACCGCTAAAGGAAGATAGAACTTTATCGATAGTATTAACGGTAACTTGACCTCTAGCCACACGTTGGGTATTACCATAAGCCGTATACGTATCTTGAGTCCAAGTAGCGGTACTGGTCCAATGCCAAACGCTGTCACTTCCGGCAGTAATTTTACCGCCGAGTGTGCTGTTGACGATATACTTATCCCACTCGTTTATCGTTGGGAACCCGCCGTAGGCAGTTATCGCGCCCGCGTACTGTCCGTCAACGGTTGCCGCGCCGGAACCGCCAGAGAGAGAGCGAATAATCCCAGCCGTTTGAAGTAACTCCATTTCATCAATAGTCAAGGCGGAAGCATACCCGGCATTTTTTGTTACATTAATACGATAGTACCTATATGCTGTGCTATTCTTAAAACGAAACACGGTACGGGCGGATAGTAACGGGCCACTTACTACCGTATCAAGGATAACTTGTTCTCCTGCAAAAGCACCCGTATTTGAACCTTCAAATGTCCAATTAGAAGGGCCAGCCGTTGGAGTAGTGATTGAACTGAGTGTATACGCTGTTATTATACGACTGGTGCCTAAATCGATTTTTAACCATCCTGTATTAACGCCATTTGCTGAAAACCATCGGTTTGTATCCCCAGAAACCCAGACATCGTTGAACGCTTTATATGCGCTATAGGTCGCATTAAATACAGACGATGCGGATACGGTTATTGCCCCTGATGTATCAGCGGACATAGTAGGCATTATATCTCCTGTATCCCAAGGCAATCCTTGAATGAGCTTTCCGGCATTTAGTGTGTCCCACGGAATGTTATACTGAACCGAACGATCTGCGATCAATAAGCCCTTATCAGCAGCTTTAATGAAGTAAAAAGAGCCGTTGGGCGTAGCGGTCGAGGCTACTGGAATCTCAGTCCCGACAGTACCCCCGAAGTTACTGAAAGTACCCACCACACCACTCGACGCAGTATAGTTGCAAACGATATAATCACCCTTCTGCATAGAAGCAAGGGTAGTTCTTAACACTCCCGTTGTAGCCGGAGCCGCCATTTAGATCAACCCCTTAGTCTAGGGTTACGGACAAAGAACTGGCATTAAATTTGAATACGTCCGTATTGCCAATGGTCTTGCTTGTAGTAAGGGCTGTCCAAACTAAAAGGTTCCCGCCCGTAGCAGCATCGAATACTCCTACATAGTTAACCGTACCCCATGGTCCTGTAGCCGCCGCGAAGGAAGCATCCGCCGTATTACTAGTCGAGCCGGAAGCCGCCGCACCAAAAGTAACCGGAATACGAGCATAGCCATTACCTGTTACCTCTGTCGTAGGTTGATCGTTTGCGATACCTGTAGCATCAGTGAAAAGGCCGAGATAAAGTCCAGCGGGTTGAGCTACGGCCGCGCCACCTTTAAGAAAGTGATTGATAATTGCATTTTCCAAGTAGTTAGATAAAGCCGCTCCGTTTGCCATAATAAAACACTCCTTTTAAGTTGAATTATTTTGTAAGGCCGTTTTCTTTCAGTACTTCCTTCTGCTTAAGCCCTTTAGCGGAAATATAGTTGTTTTTCCACCAAGTCCAAATCGATACGGTCGTTACAAGAACCGTAGCAACCGATTCCGCTAAAGCCTCATTGTCGAAAGGAAGCGGGGAATGCCCGGTCAGGGTCAACACCTGATTACCGAGTGTGAGGAATAGAAGAATCGTCCGAACGATACTCATTTTGTCCATGGATTACACCCCCTCTACACCTTCATCCCGCCCATGAAGGACGAGTGACAAGTAAACAGCTTCACTTACCGTAAGGTTACGTTCCGCCACTTTCTTAGCCCAGTCCCAACTACTAAGCCCGGCCGGATTGCCCTTGTTAACCATCTGATCGTAAAGACCATCAAACACCTTGTAAAGATGATTCCATTGTTCGTTAGTAAGCTCCATGATGTCACTCTCCTCTTGAGGTAATATGTCGTATTGTGTAAGATCGTAGGACTTCATGATGGAATGGATATTCGCTATGTAGGTAGGGTCCGTAGCATAGGAGTATCCCGGATACCCGGTATCAATTAAAAACCGGGCCGCATCCCAAGGATTGTCCGCCTTACAAGCACGTTGATACCAAGGGAGAGTAAGAAATTGCGACCGATCTAAAATGGAAGCCTCGTAAGAGTCGAACTTCTTAAACCGGGCCAGTATAGTCTCACGATTGCCGTTGTACACTTCCCAAGTCCAAGATTCCACGTAAGGGTCATCCCCGGCCGCCTTCCGGCCAAACAGGTTATAAGATTCCTCCCCTGTTTGGATATCCTTCGGTGTACTGGTTCCCCACCCGGTTTCCCATGCCGCCTGTGCAATCGTAACCGATGCAAACATACCGATTTCTTTTTGGACTTGCTGTGCGCCGGGAACGACTAAGGCGATAAAATCATCCTGTTTCTTGCCCATGATGTGATACCTCCTTACTTGTTGTCTTCCTTCCGCCTACGCTGTCCATTATCTCCCCGGAGTTTAGCTAAAGCATCCATAATGAATCGTGGGTACTTTAGACCAAGTTTGCCTAGATGCTCAAATATGCTCGTCCCTTCTGTGGCGATAATAAAGAACATCATAGCGTTTCTCATGTAATGATCGGCTTCGTTCCCGGTGATGATATCCACCTGATGTGCTACCATGATGGGAACTAACATGAGTCCCTTTCTAATGAGGCCCCACCAAGCCATTCTACTGACCAAATCCTTCCGATACCACGCCGCGAAAAAACCGGAAACATAGTCAAGGCAAATCAGGATGGTACAGGCAATGAAAAGCTTGTCTATACCACCAATAAGATAGGCTAACGTGGCCCATAGTGAGCCAAGAATGATCTGATAAATGCTGTCTGTTTTCCCCACATGCTTATCCTCCTTTCTTATTTGAATCCTCCTTTTCGCTGTTCATTTGCGGGAAAGTTTCCATTGTCGAGGCCGGGAATGTAAGAGTATCGTAATCTACGGAAAAAGCCCAAGACCTAGTAAAGTAGGGGGTCTTGGGCGTTGTGTAAGATATTCAATTCGATTTCATTTTACCACATATAAGCAGTACAAGCTATGAAAAGTGTCTGCGGGCTACGACAAATTTACTATTCCAGTATCCATCTAAAGCCACAATGTTAATGCCTTTGCCGGATGGATTGGAGTGAATCATCGTACCATTATCCAGAGCAATTCCACAGTGATTTACTGTGCCATCGCCATCCGTATCGAAGAATAGCTCGTCTCCTTTACGAACCTCCTGCCTTGGAATAAACGAACCTACTTGAGATTGGTTGGCCGATGTCCTTGGAAGGGTAACACCATGAACCCCGTAGCAGTATTTAGTATAAGCCGAACAATCGAAGGTACCGCCGACAACTTCCCCCGCATCATTAAGTATAGGATTTCCTCCGTACTTATACGGGAAAAGAGTTTGTCCACTATCAAGGTGCCTTTGAAGTAAAAACCGCGCTGTGTCCAAAACCTCATCAACCTTGATCTCCCACACCGGGCGGAGTTTCAGTTCGAGTTCTTTAATATAAGCCTGTAGGGTACCTACTTGTCCAGTAAGAGAACCTACTTGCTCAGTAAGAGAACCAATTCGACTGTTTAGGGTAACAATCAAGTCCCCATCCGCCTTAACCTGTGCCTCTAAATCTTCGACATATTTTACTAAGTCCGTTACTACTTGGTTCATGGTGTGTACCTCCCTGATGTTATTTGCTAGAGTAGAACTTCTTTATAAGTAAATCGACAAACCGGAAATCATAATACTTGTCCGGGTCCGCCGCATACTTATCCGCGAGATTTTGCCAAAAGTCCGGGGAGTCGATAATACCGAGCCGGGCCAGTCCAGCTAAAGCCTCCGATAAAGGGATGTCTTCCGGGTTACGTCTAACATAACCGTAGTTAGCTAGAAGGTCAACTACTCCTTTTCCCTGTGCCTCTTTAGAAAGCCCAAGGGACCGAGTACGAACGGATAAGTATTCGTATAGCTCCGGCTCCGTGATCTTCCGGCCCAACACCGACTCAATGTGTTGTTTTACAATGGCGGCGGCTCCGGCCACGTAAGGAGTAGCCATGGAAGTGCCGGACATCACAGCGTAGGTATTATTAAGATAGGCCGATTTCACATTTACACCCGGAGCCACCAAGTCAATCTCCGAATTGGTATTGCTGAACCGGGCCAAGCCTAAAGCCGCATCGATAGCCCCAACCTCCACGACTTCCGGGTATGCGCCGGGATAAGATACTTCGGATGTATCCGCGTTACCGTCACCATCATTCCCGGAAGCACAAACCACTAGGATGTCATTCGCCACCGCCCGCTTGATTGCCTCATGCATAGGCTCATAATCCTGTGGGCCTCCAAGGGACATCGAGATAACATCGACCTTCTCCGTACCATCCGGCGACCGCCAGTTAACAGCGTAGTTGATGGCATCCGTGATCGCATAGTTAGTTCCTTGTCCTTGACCATTAAGAGCCTTTAGAATAATGAGTTTTACCCCCGGAGAAATTCCCCTGATTGCGCCTCCTGCCGCCGCCACTATGCCCGCCACATGAGTACCATGACCATGAAGGTCCTGAACCGAAGACTCGGGGCCTTCATTCGTGAAATTCTTGAAATGCCGGACCCGGCCGAAAATAGCATCATGAGTTGTTTCTGCCCCAGTGTCGATAATGGCTACAGTTTTACCCGTACCATCGAATCCTCTCTCCCACATGGTCGGGCCACCGATAAGGGAGACTCCATAAGGAATCTCCACATCTTCGTCAACCGAAGTAACGACTTGATTAAGGGTATGATTAATTAATTTGAACATAGATACCGCCTCCTTTTAGATAGCCACGAGTGCATTTCGGGCTTCTATCCAATGAGTGCCTTTTCTTGCTGTCGAGTTTGCCGTTACCGTTGAATCTGTCCACGTTGGAGCCGCTAGTCCTAAAGCCGTATAAATATCTGTGATAGCCGTTCGAGCTTGTGAAATATGCGGTTCCCGAATGTTTGTTGGTGAAGCATTATTCCAGTCAACAATAGTCGGGTCCGTAAAGCTATATGCCCCTAGACCTCTCGCCGCCCGGACATTGTTGATCTTAGTACGAATATCGTCAACCGTAGGCTTTCTCACCGAAGTATCCGTATCGTTAATGCTAGTCGCCCAAGTTACGGTCTGGATGGTGAAAGTATAGGTACTGCTCCAATTGCCCCACTCCCCGGCCGACACATCGTAGGCCCGGACTCTAGCATAACGAACACCCGTACCGATGGATGACGTAGGTTTGAAGTTGTTAGCAACCCCACTCCCTACAGCCCCTTTAGTGGAGAAGCCGTTAGCTGCGTTGACAGTATCAGCTATAGAATCTACTAATGGGGTAGCAAAGTCCGTAGCGTCATCGATTTGAATTTGAAGGACAACGGTAGAGCCGTTAGAATCTGTAGCCGATGGCCGGAAATAAGGTTGAGTATTATAGATAGCTCCCGCGTTAGCCAAGGCGGAGATAGAGGCCACAGGTAAAGTATTTGTCGTAAAGGTAACAAAGGAGTTCGGACTAAAGTTGTTTGCCTTATCGACCTGAATAATGGCAACCCGATACTGAGTTCCGGCCGCCAGCCCCGAATAAGTGAACGATGTACGGTTATCCGTAAATGCGTTATAAGTTCCATCGAATCCGCCCGGTGTGCCGATGTTAAGATTCCCACTCCACGCCGAGCCTGTCCATACTTGGAATTGAAGTAAAGTACGTAAGTAACCCGAAGAATTGGCTCCATCTGAAAATGCCGACCAGTTAAACGTAGCCGAGGTAGATTTTATAGCCGTTACTGTTGGACTAGCATTCGCCGGGGCCGTTCGGTCAACGTAAGTATCAATAATACGAACGTTTTGGTTGTTTCCGGCCGTATCATAAGCATAGACATGACAGATGTACTGGCCCTCTGCATTCCCATGGTTAGCAATAGGAACGTCCTTGTACCATGTGCCTCCGCCCGCGTTTGTTCCGTCATACCATATAATATCGTCTTGTCCATTCGCGGCGGTCCAAACTGCAAAGCGAACGATAGAAAGGGAGATATTATCGGATACTCCTGTAACTTGCACCCTAAAGGTGCCTCCGGAAGCCACGTTTAGATACTGTGGTGTAGCCGTTCCGCCCGTTGCCGTAGGTGGTACAGTGTCGTAGTAGTAAGTGGTGTCATAAGCCACAGTATTATTGGCCCAATCGTATATAATAAATCGGACCAAGTGACCTCCCTGAACACCATCCGAAGGAGTCGGGAAATCATAATACCAAGTTGTTCCCGATTGCGTACAAACACCATTATCCACAATCCATGCCGTATTTGCGGCATTTCTCATGTAGGCCCGTACAGTCTGAACCCCGGATAAACCGTCCGCGACTCCGTATATCTGGAATCGTACACCGCCGTTTCCGTATTTAGCTCCATCAACACTCGATGCCGAAGGTGCTGTACGGTCAACCCGTATATCTAAAACCGGATTGGCGGATGCCCAGTTTGACCATGCGCCTCTAGAATCCCATACCGAAACGGCAAAGTGCCAAGTTCCTTCTGAAAGGACAGGAGTTACATAGGACCTAGCCCCAGAGTTAGTCACAACCCCTGTATCTATCGCCCAAGTTGCCCAGTCATTATTTGAGCCGACAACTTCATATTGTCCTTGCGGGTCTCCGTCCGCGTCAGCATAGTTCCATGTGATTGTCACTTGGCTTGCGTTAGTCCATTGATAGGCTGTAGAAAACCCTTGGACGGTAGCATTTACAGTAGGGGCCGTATTTGGAACCGTATAATCAACGATTAATACTGCGGCTAGTCCTGATGCCGGACCTTTAACATAACCCGTTTCCGTTGAGGCTGTGGTAGAATCATCAATTTTAAGTACGAAATACCCGCCGCTACTCCGTATAGTGTTGGCGATAGAGGTTACGTTCAGGTCCCTTTGTGTACCCTGTGCCCCACTCATGATAGTCGGTGCTATAGTCGGAGGGCCAAGTATTGTGCCGGACAAACCTAATGACCCGGAAGGGGAACTATTAGCTGATCTTTGAATGTCCCACCAGTCAGAAGGGGCGCCACCACTCCAAAGTCTGAGGGTAGCACTATTAATTGTTGCCCCGGCCGGGATGGAAGAAAAGCTGAATTGCATGACATAAGCGTAGTAGAACCATGTTTCTACGGAAGATTCCGAGTCATTTTCATACTGCCGCCCTATATAGTTATCCGCCCCGACAGCGTTCCATGAACCTGCCCTAGTAACAGGGTCACGCATATCATAGGAATCCCTACCGCTGGCAAATATCCAGTTATTCGATAAACCGATGGTGGTTGTTGCCATTTAGGTTCACTCCTTTCTATCAATAAGCCTCCCTCGGCCCTAAAGCCGAAGGAGGACAAATGATGTATTATGGTGCGTAAGTTTTGGCTTTAGCTACTTCGGTATCAACATAAGTCTTGGTTGCCATAGCACTAAGGGCATTCGCCACCGAGTCATACCAGTTTGTAGTTCCCTTGATGGCTTTAATCTCTTTCACAATCCAAGAGAGTAATTGAGTAAGGGTACCTGTATTGGCGGTCGCCGCCGCGATAGCTTGGTCAACAGTACGGTTACCAAGGTGAGTATCCGTTACAGCACCCGTTCCGATGCTAAAGGAAATGTCCGAGGCAAGCGTCCCTCCGCCGGAAAGACCGGAGCCAGCCGAGATTGATCTAGCACGTAGAGCATATTGAGTATGTGGGTCCCCTGTGGAATTATGGATGGAGGAATCCAATTGAGTTATCCAGCTACCCCACGTACCATTATCCTTTATACGATACCTACGCCCTAAAATCTGATTAACCGGAGTGTGAACTTGCAGGACGTAAGAGGAGTTGGACCAAGTATAGCTTTCGAGATAACCTTGGTTACTTCCATCTACCCCTCCGGCCGGGCTACCCGTAAAGGAGGAGCTTGTATTATAGAACCCAGAAGTAGTGAGAGCATTTGCATCCGTCAACGTGGCGTTAGCGTCACCGCGTTTCATATACGTTCCATCGTGGTTGTGGCCTATAGCCGAATAAACCGAATCATGGTTGTGTCCGATAGCCGCGTATTTAGATGCAAGAGCGGTTCCGGCTTCTGTAATTGAAGTGGAGAAGGACGCTGTGGTACCTGTTATTCCACCAGTGAAAGTAGCTCCACTAAGAGACGCATATTTAGCGGATAATGCTGTTCCCGCTTCTGTAATAGCCCCACTTGTGGAAAGGGTAGAACTCATTGTTACCGCGCCGCTGAAAGTAGTCGGAGGTCCTACGGTAACACTGTTTGAACCCGGAACATATCTGAATACATCTCGGGTATTACCCCAGTCATAAATACCAAACAGATTCGGTTGAGCATAAACGCCAACTTCTTTTCCTGTTTGATGGAGGAACCTTACACTTCTCTCCACCGCTGTTGTATCAAACGTTATGTTACCCGACCACGTTTGACCGCCGGATAGCTTGGAATAAACCGAGTCATGGTTGTGGTTACCCGCCGCCACCTGTGTAGCTCCGGTTCCGAAGTCTACGGATAAAGTTCTATTTGCCGCTAAAGTCCCGCCTCCCGTAAGACCCGTTCCCGCCGAAATGGAGGTAGCAGTAGAAGCATACTTAGAAGCCAAGGAAGTTCCTGCTTCTGTGATTGCTCCTGTAGTTGTTAAGGTGCCGTTGATCGTCTGTCCGCCGCCGGAGTGTAAGATGTCATAATAATTTGTGCCACCGTTAGGGGAAAGAACCCACTTACTACCTGTGAAATCCCAGTAAAGGAACCCTTTCCATGCCGTATCATCCTTAGTAGCGATACCTGTATACTGTCCTGTTTGTCCAGATGGACGAACAAAAGAGAGGGAGCCGCTATTTTTGCTAATGACCTGATCGCCAGTAAAAGTATTAGTCGATGCTAGTTGAGCATAGCGGGTATCGTGTAAGTGATCTCCTCTTGCGGCTTGGTTTGTTCCTGTACCAAAGTCCACCGATAGGGTTCTTGTTGACGCTAAAGTTCCTCCGCCCGTAAGTCCCGTTCCCGCCGATATGGACGTTCCTGTAGAAGCGTATTTAGCCGATAATGCCGTGCCACCTTCTGTAATCGAACCTGTTACAGTAAGTGCGCCTCCGATTGTTTGCCCGCCGCCCGCATGAATGATATCGTAGTAGTTCGTGTAATCATTCGACACCTTCCAAGTGAAGGATGTCGTATCATAGCGAAGTTCACCCTTATTAAACAATTGAAACTGAGCCACGATGGATATGTTACCTGTACCCACAGGAGCATCTACCCCAAGGGTTAACTTAGGGGAACTCTTGTAGATGGTCAGGTCGCCGGAGATTGTACCTCCGGTTGCGATTGGAAGATACTCACTATGAAGGTGATTTCCTCTAGCCACTTGGTTGGACCCAGTTCCGAAGTCTACGGTTAACGTGCGATCAGCAGTTAAGTTTCCTCCGCCCGTTAAACCTGTACCAGTCGAGATAGAACGGTCAGCACGGACAGCGTGACCCGTACCCGTAGCCTGTGTCCCTAAAGAGAGTAAGCCTGTAACTGTACCCGCCCCGTTTACAGTTAGGGTTGTGCCTACTTGGAGGCTCCCGGTTGTCGATGTATTGGCATCCGCCCGCATAAAGGAGAGGGAATCCAGACCATCCAATTTATCCGAGTCAGCAGCTTTAGCCGATATGCCGAGATAGGCCGCGCTATGATCGTGGTCAGATCGGGCTACAGTAGTTGCCACTCCGTTTCCGCCGAAGGAAACAGAAAGTGTGCGATCAGCCGTAAGATCGCCACCACCCGTAAGGCCGGAACCCGTTGAAATAAGGCGGCCCGCCCGAACAGCATGGTTAACGGCGGAAGCCTGTGCCCCAAGAATAAGTGCGCCAGATATCCCATTTGTGATTGTAAGAGTGTCGGTAACCGTAACTGCTCCTGTAACGGAAAGTCCGGCTAAAAGCTCCAATAAACCTCCGATTTGGGCGGGTGTGTCAATTTGAAATTTTCTAGCCATTGAAAGTCACCCCCGTTAATTAATAAACATCGTAGGCTATTAATTCAACCCACATAACAGCCATGGTATTGCCGGATGTAATCTTAGCTTGTACTTTCCAATCTCCGGCGATATTGGCCTGTGTAAACTCCGCAGTTTCCGTATAAATCCGAGAGCCATCTAAAGCCGTAACCACAGAAGGAAGGTTAAAATCCTTAGTAGTAGCTCCGCTCACAAGCCGTATCGTAACCGTCCCGCCAGAGGATGCATACGCAATACGTAGTTTGTATTTCCGAGTTGCCCCCGAAGGAATGGCCGGAAGTGCGCTATTTGCTGTACCAATATCGAAAAGGCCGTAGAGCGTATTAGTTACATCCTCGAAGGCTGTAGCGTCCGATTGGTATTGAAGATCGCCAGCCACACCATATAAGGGTAAACGGCTAACCTCATATAGCTTCCCGGTTTGTACCACGATTCCAGCCGAGGTAACCTTTCCCGCCACGGTAAAGTCACCTGTAACGTTTAAGTGATCGTCCACTTGAACCTTACCGCCGTTATTGGAGGAGGTATTCTTAATCGTACCTTGGATGTCGATAATGTCCGAAGCGTCATCCCCTAAAGTAGCCCCGCCCTTGACGGAGAACCCCGCCCCTTCAAACGTAACCTTGATCGACCGGGAATCCGTAACCGTGGTAATGTTGGCCGAGGATACAACCACAGTCGCCAGTTCGTAGTACTTGAAAGTAGCCGTATCCACCGGAACCGAAGCCCCCACGAGAACGTCCGCCACAATCTTAATCCGGCGGGTAGGTTCCAAAGAGAGTTTCACATGCTTAATGGAAGGGTCGGCTACCGAGTCGATTTCCTGCTCCGATACCGCAAGGTAAACCTTGTATGTACCGTTCGCACTCGGAATCGTGGTGGAAGTATTGTTTGCCAGCCTTACCCGGTACCCCTTAAGGTAAATCGTCCCGGCCGTAATTTGAACCGTGAGGGCCGCCGTTTTGACAATCTTGTAACCATCAGCGATAGCTCCATCACCAAACAGTTCGGACACGATATTTTTGAGCTTGGTTCTTTGGATATCCTGCATTTCATTTATGTCGTAATCTGTAACGGGCATACCCTGTTGAAGAATTACCTTGTCATACGCTTTAGACTCGTCAAACGAATCCCGCGATATATTAGCCATTTATGCTCACCGTCCTTATACGTCATAGAACTCGAATATATAGTCCACACCTAAAGGTTTGAACTGATCGAGTACCCTACGGACGCGAAGTTCTATTTGGTATTTCTCTGATTCCGATAATTCATAGTAAGGCTGAACATATACAAAGAACTTCGTGTCTGTGCCGGAAAGTCCGCCGGAAATACTGAAATCGGGCGTGTAATGTAGGGGGTCGGAAGGTGTCTTGATTGCGTCAAAATCCATAGCTCCATCCGTAAAGTCAGGAACAACATGGTCCGTATACCGAGGGGAGGCAGTAGGTGAAGTACCAAAGTACACCGAATATTGGTCAAATGCGAAGCCTTCAAGTACACCCGAACTCTTAGGAAAGCCCGAATAGTACTTAACAAGCTTGTCCAATCCCCGCTTCGTCCCGGCCAATTTATAAGTGGCTTGAGCGTTAGCGAGAGAAGCCCGTTGAATGGATACCGGAAGTGTTTTGTCTAAATCCCATCCAATCGTGCTTGCAATGTAGACCAATTGTTCCGGCGTACAGCGGTGAATGTTTAAGAGGTCGGGTAACATCTTTGTCGTAGAGTATATAAAATCCGCCATGTAGCCTAATATCTCAAGGAACCGTTTTAGTTCTCCTTGAGTGTCGTATTCCCGGTATATTTCAGGGAGCATATTATAAAGCTTCTGCCCCATGAAATACTCCTTGATAGGTTTGGCAACTACCATTGTGGCGTTATTCGCGTTATAGTTTCCGAGATTATCTAAAGCGAAAACCGTGTAATAGTAGAGTGTTTCGCCCTTCAAGAAATTAGCATCGTCCCCGGATTCTTCCTTAATTATATCATAGATATCCGGCACTTCTAGGAAATTCGTAGTGGCGGGGTTCACCAAATGGTAGTCGTAGATAGTGGTAGCCGTGCCCCTATAAATCTCTACACCGAAAGGGTTAAGAGGGTCAATCTGGAAGTCATCCGTCCGCCTATGGACAACGATCTCATCAAAGGAAGCGTCCGTAGGCAACGTCCAAGATAGCTTGACCACTCTTGGGAGAAGCGTAGCTTCTCCCCGAACATTGAGGGCTGTATTTGGCATTATCCAACGAAACCTCCCTCCATAGTAACGATATAGCCGGGAACATTCAGAAGAAGAATTTCATTTGAATCCGGCTGGATATTAGTAAGATATTTGGATGCCCGGAAAGTCCAATAGTCATTAGCTACACAAGGGATTGTCCCGGCCGTGATCGTGAATTTAAGTTCCCCGCCCGAGGAAGTAAACTCCGTTCCAAAGGTACCCGTTCCTTTAGAAGTACTAAAGGTTCCGTCTCCGGCCGTATCATAATCGACTTGGAATGCCGTAGCCGATGTCATTTTCACCCGCCATTTATTCTCAAGCGAATTGGCGGGTAGAACATTAACCCGGCTCCATGTAGGATTTCCCGTTACCGTAATCCAGTCAACCCTTGGCTCGATAGAAAGCCGGGTAATCTCAATGAATCTAACACCGAGAAGGGGATTAAGTACTTGGTATAGCCGTGAGATAAATTCTCCTTGGCCGAAGTCCCTATTACTAAAGGCAAAGAGATTTGTAACGGCTTCATCCACGTAGGTCTTAACCTCCGCCTGAGTGAATCCATCCTGTACATTTACCTTCAACTCAAGGTTAGCCGTAAGATAAAGCGGGTCTTTAATATCCACCTGAGTCATGATGATTTTCAGGTCATCCAGCAACGAGAACACGGATTGCCGTAAATCTTCGGTAGGTACTCCGCCGCCGACAGGTGCAATAGTCACATTAACCTTTGTTGCAACAACCGGGTCCACATCCGCGCTTGCCTTTGCCACTCCCGGTATTGTTTTCGACAAGGTTTCATAGTCCGCTTTCGTAACCGCCCGGGAAGATGAACGATGTGACTTAGGGGCCAAGGACCGGGTTTCCTCTATAGATTCCCTGTCTACCCCTCCTGTAGCCGCTATGATATTGGTTACGGTCTTCACACCGATAAGGGAGGATTGAAGTACCTTGATTGTTCCTGCACCTACATTCGTGTGGAACCCGCCGCCCACTCGGTAAGTAGCCTTAAGATTGTCTACACCAACAGTAGGAATTTTACCTGAGATACCGTCCCCGAAAACAATCGTAGTAACGTTATTTTCATCGACTTCCGTGGTGTAATACTTACCCGATTCCGGCGTATCCTCCGTAGATTGTGTCCCATCCGACCACAGTTCAAAGCCCGCACCTTCGTTAACGGATACCTGAATAGTAGCGAACCCCAGAGAAGGGGCGTTAATAACCTGTGGGTACTTTAGCGGGAAGGCTTGGTTCGCTGTACCTGTAGAAGAACCAATTATTTCGTCTCGGATAGTAATACCCTGAGTAACATTTACAGCATATAGATACTCCCCGCCGCTCATTTCCAACCCGGTAGCTCCGGCCGGAATGGTTAAATCGCTGTCCGTCTCGAACATAATAGCATCTTCATACTGGGTCTGCTCCGTAGATATCCTAAAGCCTCTCGGTATAACAAAGTTGAATGTCTGCGGCACAATTGAGAAGACCACCTTGGATTTAGAAGGGATGTCCGGCTTCATCTGATAGTCTATCAACTTCGTTATATCAATAATGGATTTACGTTGTGTCGCTGTAGGAAGGTAAACTTCATTCGCTATCCGGTCTTGATAGTAAGAAAGAATATCTCCCATGTAAGAGAACAATTCGATCAGCGTAATGCCCGCGTCTGAACTTGAAAAATCCGTCCAGTTTGGAAGCTTACGAGGGATTATATTAATCATGTCATTCCTAAAGGCTTCATAATCCTTGGACGTATAATCTATCGGAAGTAAGACTTTATCAGCCATATTACGCAACCTCCCTTCTGAGTACCACCGTCACGGAATCATCTATCTGAGTACGTAACACGGTGAAATCTATAGTAGCGAATACCGTACCCTCTTGCTCATGCCCGGTTTGATCTATCCAGTTAACGGCCACATTTGTTACTCGGATACGCGGCTCCCATTTAACAAGAGCCTCATTGATTTTGAACCGGAGGAGGTTCGCTAAGGTAGCATCCATACTGAGGAAAATAACCTCGTGTACTTCTGAGCCAAAAGTCGGCTCCGCCACCCGCTCACCCACATACGTACCAATTATGGTTTGAATGGACTCCTTAATATGGGCCACATCAACCTGACTTGTGGTAGACAGTACCCACCCGCCCTTTGCCCCAATCCGTGGCGGGAATGAAAGGCCGGAATAACCTGTTTCAATTGGCATCTGTCAGCCCTCCTATTCTAAGCTCGATATCCGACTTTCGTGGTTACTGAGTGTACCCTCATTAGCCGTAATCCGAGCTTCGTGGTTATCCAGTTCAGCTAAAGGCTGACGTTCATTTACAGTTAGAACGCCATCCCCGGCCTCCCCGGTTGTAGTAATACTAACGTTGGTACCGAACATCGTGATAGGTTGTTCCTCCGTAGTGACAAGAACAATGCCTTTAGCGGCAATGACCAGTCCAGTCTCAAAGACTTGAAATCCGTCTTGTGTAAACCAAACCCCTGTCCATATCGGGTACCTAGCATCCCCATCCTCAAACTCCAACCATATAAAATCCCCTATCTCGGGAATCTTCTTAAACCCCGGAGGCAAACAAGGCAACGCCCAATCCGTCTCTCCTTGCCGCCCGAATACCTTGGGACACTGAGCCTTTACCCGGCCCATCTTAAGCGGGTCATCATTCTCTGTTACAATCCCTCGGTATTTGCCGAAGTATTTCTTTCCATAGTCGCGATCTTTTGGCTCTAAAGAGAATCCGTAATTCATATAAATCCCTCCATTAAGGGATAAGTAAAGTCTGTCCCGGCCGAATTTCATTAGGGTTCTCAATACTGTTAGCTAAAGCGATCTTTTGATATTGAGAGCCATCCGAATAAAACCGATTGGCGATAGTCCAAAGCGTATCGCCTTCTTTAACCGTGTAGTAAACCGCATCGGACACAGGTTCCACTTTCTCCCGCGCTGGCCGGAGAAGGTTGCTATCAGCCGCCGTAGGAGTAGGAGTGGAAAACCCTCCAAAACCATTCCGCCGGACTTCTAGCTCTTGCGTGTACCCGCCATCCTTTGACCATGTGTGCCGGACTGTCTTTAGAAAATAACGGCCGGAGAATTGGTTCCCTAAACCGAGAAATTCAACAACCGTCCGAGCTTCAATATGAGGACTAGGCATAACTGTTGCATTACCCTCTAGATTGAATTGTCGTTCTCTGTACTTCCGTGCCGCCTCCCCGCCAGAATCCGAACCCCGCGCCGGAGGGTCTTCTACATCCGGGGAAGTCTGAGGGGTGACAGGATTACGAGCTTGGTCTACATCCGGCCCGTATATTTCCCGCCATTGGCCGGAACGGTCATACTGCATATTTGTATTATCCGCCATCCGTCATCACCCCTACTGTTCATTCCATTGTCCGGTATACCAATCGTATTTCACCTGTGGCCCATCCGGTTTGTTGCCAAGTGTATTTTGTGGCGTGTCGGAATCCCCTATATCATTCTTAGGCTCACCTGTTAATGGGTCAAGGTCGTGATCGTCAATTCCATCCTTGGTATCCGCCTGTATAACCCTTGGACTAAACTCGATCAGATTGAACGGCGGCCGCCTCCACCAATATGTTTTAGTGGGGCTGGAACCAAAGTCCGGCGGTAGAAAGTAAAGGGTAGAATCCTTCACCCATACAAGCCATTCCAATTCTTCCGCCAAGTCCGTAAGAAATTGAATATCGCTTTTATCAGATTGAGTGGTAGTCTCCTCAACCTTACCGGAATTTTGCGTGACAATTGCGAGTCCATTCCGTTGTGCCACCTGTGTTGCGATTTGGTCGTATCTCATGTCTTTGTATTTTTCCTTGCGGTCAATCCTGTCCATCATAAAAGATTTATCCATACACGTAATTGTTAGAGTAGGAACCCCATTGGCCGGATAAGATACATCCGCCGCCGAAATGTACCCTGAGAACAAATCCTTATTGTCAAAAAGCCACCCGCCCACAAATTTTACGGGGGTTGCCTTTACTATCATTGGGCTGTCAATGAGAATAAAGTCTGGGTCTTGGAATGTGATCGTTAGAAGATCGGAACCGGATGAAGTATCCTCGAAAACAACTTCTTGGATTAAAGAGTGTTCCAACCCCTCTAAAGGCTGATCGCCAAGCCATACCTCGTAATAAGGAGCAAGGACTTTCTCGTAATTGTACTCTGAACTCATATCCCAATCGTCCGCCGGACTTCTTGGTAAGTGGGTATGGAGATAACGTCACCTGTCCTTATATCCCACGGAGTCATATACCGGGGGTTAGCATCAAGGATAACCCACCATTTCTGAGCATCGCCGTAGTATTTATAAGCCAGTACGTCCAGCCTGTCTCCTGCAACCCAAGTGTACATAATACCTTGAATCGAAACGATTTTCTTTGTATTCCGGCGGCGGAGAGTAGGGACAGTACGATTACGTTGAAGCGTAGGCTGTGACCCCGTTTCGGCAACATGGTTAAACACGAGAGTTTTTTCATATCGTGAACCTCGGTAGATTGCCATAGCCAACCACCTTCTATTCCAAAATAGTAAGCGTAACCCCAACCGTTGCCCGGATAGGATTTAGCTGAGAGTCGAACATCGTGTAATTGATATCCAAGTCATTTAGAATGCATCGCTTTACGAACCATCCCCAAGCAAAGATAAGGGTAGGGGGTGGACTAAAGGATTTTCCCGCGTCAGCCGGAGGGACAAAAGAATGAAGGAATGCTATTGGAGTCCTTACCATCATGCGTTCCGGGTCTTCATAAGCATCCAAGAATAACTCGAACGTAACCGACCGGGCCTTCCCGCCGATATACTGGAACATCGGGGCCGACATCCCGGGAGAGTCGAGTTGTGCATACTCGACTCCCAGTTTGTCATTGAACTCCGGTGGATTGTATTGGAACTCCATGATGTCCCTCGTAGCGACATTTTGGATGTATGCTTTTTTAACAGGTTCTTGTGGCATTTAACATCATCCTTTCGCCCGAGCGGAACGGTAGTTACGCATGTTGTCCATTTCCACCATCCGCTTAAATTCTTCAAACAATTGCCTTGCACCCTTTTGGACTTCGCTTGCACTAGCGTTAGCCATAGTGATTTGTACCGAGCCGGGAGCAAACGTGATTGTGGTGTCTCCTGATGCCGCCGGAGCCGGAGTAGCTTGAGCCGACTTCCGGGAGCTAACATAACTCTCGAAGTCCCGAACCGTTTTATCCCGTAGGATAACCTCGCCGGGAGCTACGTTAACCGCACCCTCCGAAGTCACTTTAGAACCTACGTGAGAAGAAGGTATGATCTGCACAGGTCCAGCATCCGGTACCGAAGGGTCTAAAGGGATGGACAGAACGCCATCGGTTTTAGCTCCGCCCGGTGTCCGAGATGGGAACGGATTAGACATCGGAGGAGGCGTGTCGGTCTTAACGCCAAGCATTAATTTCAGCCAACCCGGTATCCAAGTGGAATCTGAAACTTTGGCCTTGAATTGGTCCCAAGCCCATGTAAGTCCTTCGAGGAGTTTATCTCCTATCCACTTGAATAGCTCAACCGTTCCGTTAATAATGGCTGGGATACCCGTAGTAACTGCCCAGTCACAGAACTCATTGAAGTATTTCACACCATCCGTCTTAATCCAAGCCCATGCTTTACTTCCCGCCGCCTTAATCGCGTCCCAGTTTGTCCACACGGTAGATATGATATCCCACGCCATGAGTGCCCAACCCAGAATCGGTATTAACCTAAAGGCCGATTTGAAAAGGAATGGAATCCCCTTAGTAAGAATCCCGCCAAAGCCCTTTAGCAAACCTTTTCCGGCCGTTAAGCCAAGAGAACCCATTCCGCCAAGGCCCTTACCGAACAAGGAAAGCAATCCCCTTCCGAGGCCGGGTCCGCCCATGGATTTGAGCCGGGAAGTAGAGGAGAAACCTTGCCGCCTCGAAACGTCCGACCAACCTCTCCAAAAGTTTGACATCCCGCGCATGAACCCGGCGATGCCGCCTTTCCGTCCATTTCGTTTCTGCCAGTCCGCCACTTCTGCATTGGACATGAACCGATGGACACGATGACCTTGAGCATTAGTGGATACCTTTTGATAACGGCCCTTACTGGTTTGTTTGACGTATTCTTGAGAGCCAAGTAATAAGTCCTCAAGTCTGCCAAAAAGTCCGCGCCCTTTGACAACGGTACCTTTTCCTCTCCGATCAACAACATATTTTCCGCCGTACATATCGTTCTCGAAGTATTTCCGGCGGTTGGTAGCATAATCGTGAGGAAGATTATTCGGGTCTAATCTGTCTATGTGTTGGTACTTCTTACGGTTATAATAGGCGGTCTTTGCTGTAGCTAAAGCCTGTCTGGACTGTTTATTACCGAATACCCAATTGAATAATCCGGCTCCGCCTTTAGCTGTACGAGCCGCCGCCCTGCCCGCCATAGTTCCCGGCCCGCCGCCCTTGAACCAGTTCCCCATGTTACGCATACCATTCCGGGTTTTACCAACAAGTCCGATAAGCCGCATAAACATCTTAATAGGAGTCCAAAGAGCCAAAGACCAAGCTTTAACACCAAGTTTTATAGCCAAGAGTCCACCGACAATAACCCCGATGGTTTCCCCGACACCCTTCCAGCCGGACGAAATACCATTGTTCATGTTATTAATTAGGCCGAAGTATTGAAGGACACCCCTGATTTTGTTGTAAGCGAATTTCACGAACTCCCATAAAGGCTTAACAATCGGCCACAGGATTTTCATTCCGGTTTCCATACCTTTACGGAAGCCAGTCCATAAATCCTGTAATACGTGTTTCACATCAAGTATTAAGCCTAAAGCCTTTAGAACGCCCGCCTCTTTCAGCTTGTCGTACATATCCTTGGAGATTGTATCATCGTTCCAAGCATCGAAGAGTCCATCCATTAGAACCGTGAATTGGATGATCTTCTGCGACATCTTTCCCCAGAATCCGCCGAATTGTCCCAGTGTCCTAAAGGAATCCGCGAAGTCCTGTACGGAACCTTGCCGGAACTTCCGAACAACTACGCCAGCATCATTGAAGACTTTCTTGATGTTGCTCTGGAAGCGGAGCATATGGGATTGAAGTCCAAGGAAATCATACTTCCAAGCCAGATAGAGGAGGCCGGATGCAAGTGCCATCTTACCCATCATCATAGCCCCGGTCTTAAGCGGAGATATGAGTTTCTTCCTAATCAAGCTCTCAACGGAAGTGATACCGTCACCAAGGAGATCGGCCACTTTCATAGCCCGAATCATGTTGGTACCAAACGCCATAATGGAGGAGATAGAACCCGCCACTATACCGCTGAACAACAGGATAGCTCCCGCTGCCACACTTACCGCCGCCGTTATACCAAGGAAGTACCCGGCAAACGCCGCCAGCTTCGGATGTGCCTCCAAGAAGGTATTCACACCGCCGATGAAGTTGGTGAGTTGCTTCAATACTAGGCTAAAGCCCGGAGCCATTGTTTTTCCAAATAGGATGTAAAACTGCTCCTTCGTGGATTTTAGCTGTTCTTGAAGTCCATATAAGGAATCCGTTACCGCCTTAATTGCTTCATCTGAGTAACCAGAGCCGGATGAATTTTTGATTTGGTCACGCATATCCGTAAGTTTAAGGCCGGAGTTTTTCCGATTTGTTTCATAAGCGGATAAAAGGGTGAGTGCATCATTACCGAATATATCTTGGAGCTTTTCGCGTCTAGTGAAGGTATCGCCCCAAATTTCATACGAACGGTCAACGATCTTATCAATCACCTTAAGCATGTCATCGCCTTCTTTTTCAAGGTCGATGCCAAGCATTTTCCATAGTCCGCCCCGCTTCGTATCCGATTCCGAACCAAACGCTTGAAGTTGGCCTCGAGAAAAGACATTAAGCGATTCACCCGCGCCCCGTTCATTCAGGACGTTACCCATCCCGCCGACAAGGGCAAGGAAGGAAGCCGTATCCATCTTAAGGTTCGACTTAGCTGAACGGGTAGACATCATCGCCCTAAAGAGTCCTTCGGGGTCAAGTGCCGATAAGTCCGCCGTTTTCAGTAACATATCCGTGAGGCCGGACATTTCTTGGGCACTCCGCCCATCTAACTGCCGGGCCAAGTTCGCAAACTTAAGGGAATCCTCGCCCTTTAGTTTCCCGAGAGAAACGAATTGGAGTTTGGATGCCTCCGTACCCATGGCGATAGCATCATTAAGATCGGTATATCCGGTCTTCATCGCCGTGAGCATGGAAGTAGCAACTTCGGAAGTCGATACAGGAAGTTTCCGGCCAAGAGCAAAGATTTCCTGATTAAGCTTAAGTTCGTCCTCTTTATTCTTGATCGTTTCCTTACCATAAAAACCAATTTGCTTCATGATAAGGTCATACTTGGTTGCTTCATCTAGAGACTTCCCAAGAAATCCGGCAATATCCATACCGAAGTTTTTAACTCCGATACCGGACATAGAAAGGGCAACCGAACCCATAACGAGTGATTGCCACTTGTTCCCTATCTCCCGCCATTGTTTATCGAATTTCTTGGTGACAATCTCTAAAGCCTCCATGTCCCGTTCTATCTGAGTAGCCATACCACTCATAGCGGAATTGTGCCGGAAGTCCTTGCCCCAGTCAAACTTAAGAGCATCCTTTAGTTTGCTACCTTGTTTTGCTACCCGGTTGATAGACGCATCCACACCATTAGCGAATACCGTGGCCTGATGGTTGGCGGCATTAAAGCCCTGAGAAAGAGACTCCAATCCGTCTAAAACCCGCCCCAAGTTTTGCGTCACAAAGTTAATGCCTACATGAATGATTGAGCCAAACACATTGTTCACCTACTTCCTATTCGGAGTCATTAGGCTTTTCTCCGTTGATGGCCCTTTCATGTTCAATAATTTGAGTAGCCCACCGTTTCCGCTCACTGACCGTTAAGGAGATTATTTCCGCCCGCGACCAATGATAGTAGCGGGCGATTAAATGGTACTCGAAGTATGTATTGTCTAGATCAAGTTCTACCTCGTACTCCCGGCCAATAAGCTCACTTAGAGAAAATTTACAGGGTGTACCCCATGTTTAATCTCTTGTCCACAGGTAGGGCATTCAATGTCGAGAACAAGTTTTGGGCCGAATTGTTTATCCGTAAGCTCCTTAATAAGAGCATCCCGGTTAGCGGAAGACATAGCGCGGGCGATAGCCGGATTAATTGCCAAGTCTCCCATTTTCTTAATGCATCGAACAAGAAGGGCCGTGTTAGCCTGTCCGGGATTTTTCCGGCCGATAGAGTCTAAAGCTTCTTGATCGTCGCCGTTAGGAAGCCGGAGTGTTACTTCTTTAATCAAGGTATCGTTCTTTTCGTCCTTATGAGACTTTGGAAGGTCTACCGTAAAACCGTCCGGGTCTACATCTGCCTCTTTATACTCAATGTCCGTGTCCAAATCAACGAGATGGACAATATCCGTTTTACATTCTCTGTCAGGACATGTAGTTTCCAATTTTAATTCCGAGTTGCCTTTAGTAACAATTCGGAGCATGAGCATCATTAAGTCTCTCTCGCCCAATGCCAAGGTTTGAATCTGTTTATCCCACTCCGATTTCTTCTTAAAAGACTTAGGAGTAAGGGTGCCGATACGGAGAGTCGTTCCGGCCAAAAGGGTTGTAATGAGTTTACCGATGTTATTCTTGATTTCCGGTTTTGCAATAGCCTCCTCGTCAATACCGAGGATTTCACGCATTTCTACTTCCTTGTGCTGTTCACCGTTATAGGTAACACCGTGTTTGAGTTCAAATACGATAGTTCCCTCAGCCGTAATTTCATAGTGATAGTTCTTTTCTTGTGTCATAGTCGTTTCCTCCTAAAGTGGGTAGTTTCGTATTTAATGAGATAAAGGGTGGTGGGCGTACCCAACCACCCTAGATTTACTACAGGGTATCTACTACGATACTCTCCGTTTGAACCTCGATAGCTTCAATGCTAACCTCAGACGAGTTAGCGTCAAGGCTTGGTCCGGTAAACTTGGAAGCCCAAGATTCCGCAAGAGTCCATTGACGGATGTTGTTACCCATCCGGTCCTGCTCGATAACCGTGATATCCTTCCGGAAATCAACGCTATCCAAGGACTGACGGAACAACAAGTAAGTCTCGTTGTTTTTGAAAGCTCCGCGCCGGAAGGTCACAGTACCCGTTTGCTCGATGCCCGGCAGTTTATGAGTGCCTTTGAAGCCGCCCTCACGGTAATTCGTCACTTCGATTTCGGATTCCAAACCCTCCACAGCCGTAAAGCCGATAGCTTCATCCAAGCCCGGAACCTCGACTTTGAATCGGAACTGTTGCAACGGGTCTTTAACTTGGGAACGTCCCATAAGTCATAACCTCCTTAAGTAAGGTAAAGGGGGAACTCCGGCTTAAGAAGCCGAAGAACCGCCTTCCCATTGTCCGATACGGATTACCACGAACTCGGCTGGCTTATTGATCGCCACACCTACTTCGAGGTTTACCCGGCCCGCATCGATTTCTTCTTGGGTGTTAAGTTCCGCGTCACACTTTACATAGAAAGCTTCCGCAGGAGTAGCACCCTTGAAGGCTCCGGCAGTAAATTCGCCCAGAAGGAACGATTTTACCTGAACCGTAAGCTTTCTCCACAGGTCTTCGTTATTAGGCTCAAATACTGCCCATTGAGTACCTTGAAGGAGGGACTTTTTAATCTTAATCAATTCCCGGCGGACGCTGATGTAACGATCTTTAGGGTCAGCCCCTAAAGTCCTTGCGCCCCAAGCGACAATACCTTGGTTCGGGAAGGAACGGATAACGTTGATTCCTTTAGGGTTAAGGATGTCCTGCTCCCCCGGAGCAACGTTTACTTTCACATCAACCGCACCCCGGATAACGGCTTCCAGTCCGGCCGGAGCCTTGTGTACGCCTCTTGCACCATCGATACGGGCGATCATCCCCGCTACATGGCCGCCGACAGGGATGTACTTAAACTTGTCGGAACCAACTGCGATAGGGTCGGCCACCTTAATCCAAGGGAAGTAGATAGCAGCTTCCGGCGAAGAAAGAGTAGCACGGAGTGTTTGGATGCCATCAACATCATCTGTGGAAGCTCCATCAGCGATGAATACGCAATCCTTCCGGTTGCCCGCATAGTCATATCCGGCTTGGATAGTAGCTTGTGCTTGGGATTCCGGGATAACAACAAGGTTGATATCGTCCACAGGGTCGAATGCCTTAAGAGCATCCGCAAAATCTGTAGAATCCAAGCCCGAAGTTCCGTCAACCCCCGCCGCAAGAGGCTTGTTTACACCCTTATCAGCAGGAGCAAATTGCTTCGTACCATCGATCACTTTAGCGGTAACGTACTTATCGATACCATTTACTAAAGTCTCGATGTACTTGTCCGAAGTAACGTCCAAGGAAACGTCTTCGTAGAAGCTCACTTGAGTACCGTTGTAGAAGATTGTCACATCGTAAAGGTTTGTAACAGAACCGTCTACGATCTTGGCGGAAATCTTCGTACCCCAAGCACCTTCATCCAGAGCTTCGATTTTCAAAATGTCCGCCGGAGTAGCCTGACCATCGTTATAGGTAATCTTAGCCTTAGCTTGAGTACCATCGCCAACACGGACAATCCATGCGCGGGTTCCGCCGTTATTGAAGAAACCGAAAACCGAATACGCGCCGTAGGCCGAAGCCAAGAACGGTGTATCCACACCATAAGCAAACTTATTAAGGAAGTCCGTCCAAGAAGTAACCAGTACAGCTTTACCAACTGGACCTCTAGGAGTAATTACTACAAAAGCACCAGTCGAAGTGCTTACGCCAGTAATAGGTCTAGCACCTGTGGACTTTTCTTCGACATATACGCCCGGGCGTAAAGTTTCCATGGAAGTTCCCTCCTCTTGGGAATATTATTTTTGCCGAATCCTTTTTGTCGTGGTCGCCGGAGTAACTTCCTCCATAGCCGATATCTCGACACTAGGTTCCTCGGAAACTTCCGTAGCTACTACAGGGTCTTCTTGGGTTATCTGAGGCATTTCTTGTACAGGTTCAACTTGAGGAAATTTAATTGCCAACTCCCCCGCATTTACCAAGCTCTTTACGAGTGGAAAATCCGCATAGTTCGGCGGGATTTCCTTGGTTTGGAGAGGATTTAGCCTTACGACTAAAGAGCCGAAATCAAGTTCGAGAGGCTTGTTTCTGCACTTATTAGTTAAGAACATACACAGCCCTCCTTTACTTTTGAATAGTAGAGAAAATCCGCTCAAGCACTCGTTTATAGTTAACTACAGTAGCGTAATCCGCTTCTGTCCTCACCATATACCGGAATACTTTACGGAATATTCGCTTAGTTGTCTCCCCGCCGTTGTTGGTTTGAAGGTAGCTATCGCCGGGAAGTGACTGAACAAAGAAGAAATCATACGCATCTGTTCGGCCATCCGCCGGGTCCAACACCTGTATACACCCTCTGGGCGGGAACATCTTAAGGAACTGCATTTCCATAAGAACGCCATGTTCCCTAAAGTCAGAAAGGATACGAAACTCATAATAGAGTCTCCATGGAATCGGGGCATCCTTTAAGCCTATATCCGTTTCCGTTGGGTCAACCTTTAGCTTCGTAGCCGAGGATTCCCTAGCCAGATCATGAACCATATCGTATTGACTAAAGACGATAGCCGGACGTTTTTGGTCAACATCCTTATCCTTCTCCCGCCCGGGCATATGGTACGATGCCGTAATGGGCCTCTGAACTCCAGCTTCATCCGGTAAGGTAATGGTAGCGAGACGTTCGAGGAAATAATCGTCAAACTCAGTCACCCATGCCGCCATCGTCATCATTCCTTCCCCGGCCATCCGTATCGTTCAGGCCAACACGTAATTTTGTGAGATTCGCTCGGATTTTATCCTGCACCTGTTCCCAAGCCGGACCAAATAAGTCACGGTCATACGGGCCAGGGAGGTTTTGCAGGATATCAGCCAACTTCTCCATACTCAAACCGGAAGGCTCATGCTTAATGTCATACCGGGCACCTACGTAGATACGCTTAACCCCTTTTGCTGACCGCACCCGCCGGATACCCCTACGATCTAAGTTAGAATAAAATGTCCCCGTAGAACCAATAAACAACTGTTCCGACCCGGACCTATCCGACTGATGATCGCTCTTAGGTATCCAATTCTCATTTCCCTGTTCGATCATCATGAGAATGGCTTCCTTATAAATCTCTGCGTTCTTCATCAGAACATCGTCAACCCGTTTATTGAATCTCTCGGGGAGTCCTTCTAAAAGGTGGCCCGCCCGATTCCAATTCTTAAGTTGAACGCCCATTTGGTGTCCTACCTCCTATCCACACATACAGCGAAACGTTCTCCAAGAAAGGCTCCTTCATATGAATCTTGCATATCTCATACTGCTTACCTTGGACAACAATTCGAGCATCAGAATCGAAGTTTAGTTCACCCGTATCCTTTGCTAAAGCCACCCGCCGAAGCTCAATATGCGGCACCCGAACCACCAATTCGACATCATCTTTTTGCCAGCCAAGCTCACTTAGTTTAACCTCAGATGGGTTTAAGGTAGGGTGTGCATAGAACATCGTTGGAGGCCCAAACTTAGGATAAAGTACCTCTCCGTATCGGTTTTTGGCCGAAGAAGCGTCTGTCATCACGACAATGCCAACCGGAGTTTGAAATGCAGTATAAGCCTGTTGTGCCATATTCTCAACGTACCCTCGGTTTATAGGCATCATTGGTTGTCACCCGGAGGTAACGGAACCATTTGCCCAGTCCGTAGACTCCGCCTACGTAGAGTAGAAACCTCTATCGTAGCCCCGCCGCAAGCACCCTCGAATATAGCCTCATGGCTTTGAGCCAAACTAACATAGTGCTCGTAAGGCATTTGACCGTAGAACTCGTCATTTTCAACCTCAACCCGCATGCCTTCTGCGAATTTAGCGGCAATCAGCCAATAGCATTTCGCCATAGCCCCGGCTAAAACCGTAAGGGCTTGCTGATCGTCCAATTCGTCTACGGTAAGAGAGGAGTCGAACTTCATTAGAGAGAAGTTAAACGCCCTTAGAAGTTGAGATTCAGAAAGTTGAGCCGCCGGATTGGAAGGTTGAACATCTTCCGCCAAAGTCGTGAGCATATCCGC